CACCTGCAAAAAATATATGATTCTTAAATACTTCTACAAATTTAAAATTTGCTGTACCTGTTGCATTAACTACACTAGCACTAAAAGAACTGTTTAATATTTGTGGACTAGAAGTTCCTGTAGCAATAATAATATTATCAGTACCATCAAAGTTAAACTCTCTAAATTCATAGTCGGTAGTAGGTGTTCCTAAACTTGTAATAGTAGATGTCCAACTACCAGAACCTGTTGCTGCTCTATGTATACTACCGCCTCTAGCTGCTAATACTACATCATTAAATATAGCTGACATAACAAGTCTTTCTGATGAAGCTGATACTTGAGGTACTATGTTAGTATTGTATTTTGTAGTACCTTGTATTTTTTTATAACCACCTTCAATGTCAGGTTCAAAGTTACTTAACTGTAAAGCTTCTCCCGGTGACATAGAAAATACATCTTTGTTAAGTATTAATCCTCCACCTAAACTAACTACTGATGGTTGTGTAGCTGCCATATTATGTAGCCGTTAATACAGATGTGTTACTTGTTGTTCTATTATTAGTACTTAAATTTACTCTAGTATCTTTCATGTAATCTACATGATTATGCATTTCTGTTCTGATTCTTCTTACACCTGATTCATACTCTGCATTAGATATGTTAGCCATAGGTACATCATTTCTTAATTTATATAAATAATATTTTGCTCTATTAACAATTACATCTGAATAAATATCTGGTAAATCCATAGTATCACCATGAGCAGATAGTTCTGTATGTGTTTTATAATATTCAAAAAATACTGTGTAATCATCAAACTTAGATATCGGCGATAGACCAAAACTTTCATGGTCAGGTGTTCTATAAACAAATAGGGGTTTTCCATATTGTGAATCATCTGCTGCTACATCCTTTCTAAAAGGACCTTGTAAAAAACCATCATAAGACATAGGCTTTAATTTCATAGCTTCTTCACTTCTTTTTACCCTTACATAATCTACATCCATGTTTGTAGCAGTACTAGGATTATTTATTGTTATAAATGTTGTAGCTGTTGTTGCAATAAAAGTAGTAGATAATATTCCACCATTACCAAAGTCTGTTACTGTCAATGTAGTATTTAAATTTTGTGTTCCTTCTGCAGCAGAACCTACTTGTATTTTAAAAGCTTGACCTGTTGAGTTAGTGTCAAATGCCCTTACTGTAATTTTATATGTTTCACCAACTATAGTTGATATAGATTGATGGGCGGCATAATCATTTAATCTTAGTCTACCATTACCTGTAGCATTATAGGCTGCACTACCATCTCCTGCAATAGTTGTCCAACTGTTTATGTTAGATGTAAATTCACCGTTAGTAATTAAATTTGTTGGTGCTAATCTAAATGAATCAAAGTTTGCTTTTCTAAAATTTGAAGGGAAATTATACTCTTGTTGTCCTGTAAAAGTTACTTGAGTTCCATCTGTATGTAGCCAAGGCCATTCAACTTCTGCCATATATAAATCATTAATAGCTTTGTTAATAAAGTTTTTAGTAGATGTTTGTACACCCCTACTCGAAGTAAAGTTAGAACTTGTAAGTTCCACCTCATTCAATTCATTTAAGACAAAGTTAGTTAATTGTAAATATGTTCTAGTTGTCGCCATTATGCTCCCAATTCTTGTTTACTTAGTTTGTTAAATTCATCTAGTGCCATACATTTATATAAATATTTTTGTATACCCAATCTTTTAAATTGTTTTTGTACACTAGATGTAAAAAATTCTTTTTCTTTTTCCAATACTGCATTGCAAGATTCTAGATTTAAAAAAGAATCAAATGCAAACATATATGTATCTGGTTTTATGTTGCCTTCAAATAATATAATTAAGGCAATTATAAATTTCATAGTTTAAGAGAGGGGAATTAAACCCCTCCCTATACAACCTCATATTATGAGATTGATACCTTCATTGCTTCTGCATCGCCTTCGCCATCACAATCAGCTAGAATTGCGAATACACGCACTCTTGCATCAATTGCTCCGGTGGCAATCACTAAGTCAATAGTGTCTGCTGCTGCATAGTAACGATAGCCAATAGATGTTGTTCCTAATGAACTATCACCTGCTTGTGCTCTTGTTACTTCCATACCTGCTGTTGGTGTTGATGCTGTTACAAAAGCATCCACATCCGCACCATCACCAAGTGATAATGTTCCAGAGTTACCTGCACCATCTGCAGTAAGTACATCTAGTCCTGCATACATACATAATGTATTTGCCGGTACTTCGAATACTTGGATAATATCGCCAGTTGCGTTTGAAATATTAGAAAAGTCTACTATTTGTGTTACGCTTCTGACATTCTTACCTACTGGTAAAGCTACAGGAGTTCCTGTATTACCTGATACTGTTAAAGTTCCCATTTAATCATTTCCTCCTATTAGTCTATTTTAATATGTGAAAGAACGAGGCCATCGGCTCTCAATACTTTTCTTCCAAATACATGAAGACCTCTAACTACATCAGAAAAAGTTTCAGGGTGTCTGATAACTTCAATCTTTGCGATGTGGTTAGCTGTCGCTGTAGATGACATATGTCCGCCTAATACTTTGAAGAAAGCTGAAGTATCACTTGCTGCAAAGTTATTTGTCATATATACATCCATGTTCATAATCTTACCGGCAAGTACTTTACCATTTCTTAATGGTCCTGCATTACCTGTAGTATCATTCATTAGCTTAGAACTAGCTTGGCCTAATTGCTCAACAAATTCTGGACCTGCTAAGAACCATCTGTTCTCTTCGGGTACATCAGATGCGTTTAACAATCTATTTATTTTAGAGATTGTGTCAACTGGGTCAATTTCGCCTGTGGCAAAACCAACATCGTGGTCTTCGCCAGAGCCTGTGTCTGCTCCTAGTAAGTGGTCGGGTGAGCCTGTGCTTACACCTGCTACCATTGCTGCTATTACGTTCTTGTCATAAGCGTTCTTAAGTGCATAAGCACCAGAAGAAGTTGCAACACTTTCAAAGTTAACATGGGAATGTCTTTCCTCAATGTCATCAACTTTAAAAGAGAATGCGTTTGCTTGGTCGACAGTCAATTGGATTTGGTCATCGGTGATATCTTGTGCATCGACAACTGCTCCTCTTGAATACGCACTAACAGAAATAGTAGGTTCTTTTATGATGTTTACTGTGTCGCCATAAGCTTCAATCTCACCTGCATAATCAGTATTAGTAATTGCTTCTATTACTGATGCGGTACGAAAGAACTTTTGGACTTTTTGGGAATAGATAATCGGGCTAAAGTTTCCGTTAGCGAGATTATTATTACCTGATACTTTATCAAAAGCCATCTTTGTTTCTCCTATTATTTATTAGTTATTATTAAAATTGATATGAGTTAACTGTTTATACAATGCGACCTTCTCTATGAGCCTTGTCGATTTCAGTCTCAAACTTAGTATACTCTTCTGGTTTCATTTTTTTAATAGTTGACCATGTCCATTGCTTTTTATCAGTTGGTGTTTCAGATGTTTTAGTTTTAGAAACAGCTTTAGCCGCTTCTTTATTTACATCAAGATTCACCTTCTTAGTAGAAAGTCCTCTATCATACTTGTACAAATCAATTGCACGAGCAGCAGAAGTTGGATTGTCGCTATTATCATATAGCCAAGATTGTACAGTACTATCCTGAACAGAAGCCCAATCATGAAAGTCTCCGCTTTCGCGAATATCTTTAAAGTCTGGGTGTTTCTTTGCAAGTTCTACTTCAGCTTTATCTCTTGAAAGTCTTGACTGTTGTTTTTTTACATCCAACAATTGTTCTTCCATTTCTAGTTTAGTTTTGAGAGTAGCCTCTGTAGTTAATTGCATTACAGAATCATACATATCAGGATAATCTTTTCTCCACTCTTCTAAATCTTCTTTAGATTTAAAAATAGGTTGAGAAGAAATTACTTCCTTTTCTTTTTTAAGTTTGAGAACTTCATCTTTATGCTTAGATAATGTCTCATCATAATGCCTCTTTAAATCGTCATATCGCTTCTTAAAGGCGGCATCTTCTACTCCAACAGGGGGAGATTCATCAGGTTTTTTCTCGTCAGTTTTTTCCTTTGATTCTTCAGTAGCTGTTGTTTCGTCTTCCTTATCCATAATATTTCTATTCGAATGTTTATATGGACTTGGAGTTGCGAGTTCCTCTGTTGCTTGAGAATTTTGTTCTTCTACAACAGTAGAGTTCTGTTCATCTTTTTCCATTTATCCTCCTTCGGGGTGCAGTTGGAATCTGGTCGCCCCTAATTTGCAGGGCCTCTATTGAGAGGGTGGCTGCATCATACCCCCACCTGTCATAGGTGGTTGGTTTTCTCCTTGCGGTGAAACTGGTTGTGCCTCTGGTTGAGGCTGTGCTTGTGGTTCAGGAACTGCTTGTTCCATAATTGTACCAAACTCTGCACCAAATACTTTAGACATAAAGTCTCTAAATTGTGGTACATTTAATTGTGTAATTAGCATTGTTTCTTCTTCAGAA